ATACATTCAACATGAACATGTTCTTGAACGAAAAGTGTAAGGATGCGATGAACATGAAAGACTTTATTGATTCCATCCAATTGAACATGACCGACATGGAGAATATGAACCGTCTTGGCTATGTCGAGGGCATGTCGAATATCTTCATCGACAACCTCCAGAAAACCGACCTATACAAGAGACCTGTCCATTGTAGTGACGTCAAGCGCGAAACCTTATACGTTAAGGAAAACAACCAGTGGGAGCGTGATGGCCCTGACCACGCAAAAATGACGAACGCGGTTCTTGCGGTGGAGCATAAGAATGTGGTCCTCGTGAATGAATGGGCGAAGGCCAACCCACGCTGTCTGAATAGCACAACCCGAGAGAATGAGAAATACATCAAGATGGCCAAGATTGTTACGGATGGAGAGAAGGAGGGGAACATCGATAAGGTGATACGAAAAGTAGCGAAGAGTGTGGCGATTGAAAAGGGTGGCGCGACGATTGAACATTCATAAGGTCGGAATTCCTTCTTTTCCGCCGAAAATATTCGCTTCAAAATTAGAAAAATCCGATGCGTTTGGGAATCAGAATTTTATGTTTCAAGGACAAAACCGCCGAAAATATTCCGTTTGAAAACAGAAAAATCCAAATAAAAATGTCCAAAAATGTCCAATTTAGACCCCCTAATTTTGGACATTTTTGAGCCGTCCAAAAAATGTCCATTTTGCCGTTTGCGCGCCGTCAATTTTAAACATGAAATGCAAAACACCAAAAAATAGGGTTGTGACCATTATGCTGTCAAAACGTATTTTTGACCCTAAAAAACTGTGACTGAACTTTTTTGGGGGGTCGGCGGCCGCCGCCATTCTGAGGGGTTAAAATCGGACATTTATGTATAGGATAGATTTAGGTAAGTTACCCAAAAATATCCACATATGCCTAATAATTTTTTTTGCGAAAAGTGTGACTTTAAATGCTCTAAACAAAGTATTTATAATAAACATTTGGATACAACCAAGCACAAACGAATGGGTAATTATTTATATCCTTACTCGGATATATCCGGTAATACCATATCCTTAGATGTAAATCACCCACATATATGTCAATATTGCTGTAAATCTTATAAATATCTGTCTGGATTATCTCGTCATAAGCGTATGTGTCATAAAAACAATTGTCACGATGATAATACTCTTATGGATGATACTGTTATTGATGATAGTTCTATTGATGATAGTTCTATTGATGATAGTTCTATTGATGATACTGTTATACATGATACAGATATTACTACCGAGTTCAGTGAAGATAAAATATCACAGACAGATAATGTTATTATACGTAAGAGACCAAGAAACAACGAAGAAAAAACGAACAAAAAATTAAAACAACTTATTGCCGAAAATAGTGAGATGAAAATGATGATGTTTCAGATGATGGCAACAAATAGTCAATTTCAATTACAAATGTTGAAACTAATGAATAATTCTCAGGCTCAACTTACAAATCATAATCAGGGACAGCCGCATTCCTCATCTATATATGGTGGTGTTGCTTTGAATGGCGATAATCCCACATTCACCAACAGCACCACCAATAACAACAACAATACCTTCAACATGAACATGTTCTTGAACGAGAAGTGTAAGGATGCGATGAACATGAAAGACTTTATTGATTCAATCCAGTTGAACATGACCGACATGGAGAATATGAACCGTCTTGGCTATGTCGAGGGCATGTCGAATATCTTCATCGACAACCTCCAGAAAACCGACCTATACAAGCGACCTGTCCATTGTAGCGATGTTAAGCGCGAGACCTTATACGTCAAGGAAAACAACCAGTGGGAACGCGATGGCCCTGACCACGCAAAAATGACGAACGCGGTTCTTGCGGTGGAGCATAAGAATGTGGTCCTTGTGAATGAATGGGCGAAGGCCAACCCGCGCTGTCTGAATAGCAGCACCCGAGAGAATGACAAATACATTAAGATGGCCAAGATTGTTACGGATGGAGAGAAGGAGGGGAATATTGATAAGGTGATACGGAAAGTAGCGAAGAGTGTGGCGATTGAAAAGGGAGGCGCGACGATTGAAAATTCATAAGGTCGGAATTCCTTCTTTTCCGCCAAAAATATTCGCTTCAATATTATAAAAATCCGATGCGTTTGGGAATCAGAATTTTATGTTTCAAGGACAAAACCGCCGAAAATATTCCGTTTGAAAACGAGTAAATTGGAAAGTTTGGATTCTTGGGAGTTGGAAAATTATGTTTCAAGGACAAAACCGCCGAAAATATTTCGTTCAAAACCGCCGAAGGCAAGAATAAACGAAGGATTTAGACCCCCTATTTTTGGACATTTTTCTGGACATCCAAAAATGTCCATTTTGCCCTTTACGCGCCGTCAATTTTAAACATGAAATGCAAAACACCAAAAAATGGGTTTGTGACCATTATGCTCTCAAAACGTATTTTCGACCCTAAAAAACTGTGACTGAACTTTTTTGGGGGGGTCGGCGGCTGCCGCCATTTTGAGGGGTTAAAATCGGACATTTATGTATAGGATAGATAAGATTCCTATAAGATTCTTATAAGATTATTTTATAAGATTTAGGATAGATAAGATTCCTATAAGATTCTTATAAGATTATGCCCAAAACATATATTGATTATTCCAATACTATTATTTACAAAATATCATGTAAAAATGAAACGATTAGTGACGTGTATGTAGGATATACCACTAATTTTGTCCAGAGGAAATATGCTCATAAGGTTTGTTGCACAAACAATACAACTAACACAAGCAATTGTAAGTTGTATCAAGTGATAAGAAATAATGGTGGCTGGGATAACTGGAAAATGGAAATAATCGACGTTATTACCTGTAATGACATGTATGATGCGAAAAAGAAAGAACAAGAGTATGTGGTATTATTACAAGCCAACTTAAATAGTGTTGAACCGCTACCTCACCCTCGAAGAACAAATTATCGTTTTTATTGTGAAAAGTGTAACTTCAAATGCTCTAAACAAAGTATATATAACAAGCATTTAGATACAACAAAGCATCAACAAGATAAATCGATATCAAGCACAATCAACTATGAAACGAACACCGAGGCAGACCCAGACCCCGAACCAGAAAAATATACACTGGATGAAACATCCCAGCCAATAACACGTGATGAATATAATAACATTTTACATTTATTACTCGATTTGAAACACAAAGATAAATCAACAAATGAAGAATATAACGACGATAATGATATATATCCGAAACAAAATATTAAGATATCTTTGGCTGAGACATCACAGTTGATGAGTGATAATAATATACAAAATAAACTAATACTTGAACTAATCAAATCAAACACTCAATTACAAAACCAAATGTATGAAATATGTAAGTCATCACAAGCATTAACAACGAATAATATTACCGCATCTACAATACATGATAATTCCACTACTACTAACAGCACCACCAACAGCAACAACAATACCTTCAACATGAATATGTTCTTGAACGAAAAGTGTAAGGACGCAATGAACATGAAGGATTTTGTGAATTCAATCCAGTTGAACATGACCGACATGGAGAATATGAACAGGCTTGGCTATGTCGAGGGCATGTCGAATATATTTATCAATAACCTCCAGAAAACCGACCTATACAAGCGACCGGTCCATTGCAGTGACGTCAAGCGCGAAACCTTATACGTCAAGGAAAACAACCAGTGGGAACGCGATGGCCCTGACCACGCAAAAATGACAAACGCGGTTCTTGCGGTGGAGCACAAGAATGTGGTCCTCGTGAATGAATGGGCGAAGGCCAACCCGCGCTGTCTGAATAGCACTACCCGAGAGAATGATAAATACATCAAGATGTCAAAGATTGTAACGGATGGTGAAAAGGAGGGGAACATCGATAAGGTGATACGGAAAGTAGCAAAGAGCGTGGCGATTGAAAAGGGTGGCACGACGATTGAAAATTCATAAAAATACATAAAAACAATCGCGGTGATTACTATAAATTACGCCCGCACCGAGACCCACCGCATCTGTGATGACCGACGAAACCGACACCACCCCCGCCAAAGTCGCGATTCCAAAAGAAACAGTCACGCGCCTTCTTCGTGATATTCGCGATGTAATGACCGACCCTACCTTACGTGAATGCGGTATTATCTATCGCCATAGTGAGACCGACCTTCTTACCGGATATGCGTGTATCGTGGGTCCAGCCGACACCCTTTACTTCGGAGGCTACTACTTCTACCTCTTTAAATTCCCTACGAATTATCCACATTCACCACCTGTTGTCAGTTTTATTACAAATACCGGAAATATACGGTTCCACCCCAATTTTTATGCCAACAAGAAGGTCTGTGTTTCAATCGTGAATACATGGCGAGGCGAGCAATGGTCCGGATGTCAAAATATTCGGTCAGTTTTAATGACATTTCAGTCGTTGCTTGATAAAGAGCCCCTTCTTCATGAACCGGGAATTCGTAAAGAGCACAGCGATTTTGTGTCCTATCACATGATGGTTGAATACTATAACTACAAATACGCATGCTTGACATTAATGAAGGAACTTACGACACATGTCACGATAGAACCGGCACTTGTAGCCGACTTCACGGAGTTTATGAATGTCACATTTCGAGAGAATAAGGGGCGTATTCGAGAGATTTTGGTAGAACGAATGAAACGATACCCCGACCGTAAGTCCATATTTGTAGGTTTGTATGGCGGAATACATACCACGATCGAATATGCTACGGTAATGAAGGATTACGACACGCTGGTCGCTACCGAATAAGATAAGTATTTTATATGATACACTCATGCCTTAAATTGAAATTAAATAAATGTATCTACAATATACATAGTAGTCTCGATTCTCGAAATTTAAGAGATGCATTTCTGTTCTGTATGTGCCAACATGTATTATATCAGTATTACTCCCGAAAATGAACTTCAGTATTACTGCCGGAACTGCGGGAATATCGACGATACGATTGCGGCGGATAACATTTGTGTCTCGAAAGTCAATATAAAACATACGACGACCCAACAATCATTCTCTCAGGTTGTGAATAAATATACGAAGTTTGATCCGACATTGCCTCGTATTCATACAATTCGCTGCCCGAATGATGAATGTTCCAGTAATGCGGGCGCGGGTGCGGCAGGCGCGGGAGAAAAGAAGAAATCGAAAAATGAAATCATATACGTCCGTTATGATGACACAAATCTCAGATATGTCTATTTATGTACCAAATGCGACAAAGTGTGGAATACAGAACAACAATAAATTGAAACATAATAAAGTGTGAATAATATATATATACACTTTATGATGTCAAGTGGAATTCCGAGTTTGCCTAAGAAACAGTTGTTGCGCGGTGAAGGAGTCGATGCCGATTCCGATAATGAAGATGCCCCAGTTATTCAAGAAGAAGAAGATGAATCCGATGCGGAGTCGGCCGCTGCGGGTTCGGAAATGAACGAAGATACGGATGACGACGATACGACAGCTGGAACGCTTACATCGGGCGAAGAAGATGAAAGTGACGATGAGAATGGAGGAGGAGCAGCTGGATCAGGAGCCGGAGCAACCGGAAATGATAGTGGCGATGAAGACAACGCCGACGCAGATGAAGATGATGATGACGCAGCAGCCGCAGCAAAAAAGAAGAAAAAGCGAGCTGGGCCTGCGGCGACATCCCGACGTAAAAAAAACATGGAAGACGATATGACTCTACTTGGCGTTCCTCATGGAATTCAGTTTGATGACGACGAAGAAGATGATGAAAGTTCCG